ATGCCCCGATGTAGTGCATTGATGCACCATTGATGTGCAGTGTATGCACCATTTTGGGTTAGTCTGTGGATAAGTACGTGGTTATCAACACGTTATCAACACCTATGATTTCATAATATGATATCCATAATAGATAGGTGTTTATCCTAATGTATAGTACTGTATAGGTGTACAGTATAGGTGCATCATAGTCACACACACTGTACCTTTACTGACTACCGAGTCACTAGTGAACCTGACTAGAACCTGACTGAGTTCTCTAATGTAACTTGATAGGGGGGGAGGGGGATGCTGTGGCTTGTATTACTTTGACGGAGCCTCCTAAGCATACAAAATAGAGCATATGAAAAGAGTGTCTGTTATGACTAAAATGTCTATAGACAACAATGACTTATTGATTTAATTAGGGACAGGTTAGCCTATGGAAGAAAGGGAGACTACATTCTGCTCACAAGAGCCTGTCATAGACCACTTGAGCCTACTATGTGGACACAAGAGGGCTATGAAGCTACTAGACTAAATAGTTTGCATTTAAGTACAAATAAAGCTTGACTTCTTAGAAAAGCAAGGTAGAATGCTCTATGAAGTTATACAAGATGACTTTAATGTTTCTACCAAGTTGACTGAGGTGCTCACTTGGTGTATTGATAATAGAGTGGTTTTACTACTGACTTCTAACTCTATAACTCTCTCTATTACTACTTTAATTAAGCTACATTAAAGTTACCATAGAACTCTTTATAGTTCTTTGTCCTTTCACACATATCATGTCTATCTCCAAACAAGGGTAAAGATGGAAACAAAGCAAATAGAACAACAAGATACCAAGGTTATGTCTACCGTTAAGAAGGGCAGACCTAAGAAAACAGAGATCGTAGCTAAGAAGTCTAAGAACAGGGGTACGTTGGGCAGACCGGCGGGTGACAAGGCAATCATGGATGAGTACAAAGCTAGAATGCTTAACTCACCCAAGTCAGCTAAAGTCCTAGAGGCAATCTTTGATGCAGCCCTAGATAACGACCACAAAGCACAGGCTGCTGCATGGAAGTTGATTATCGACCGCATAGCGCCAGTGTCTGCGTTTGAACTAACAAAGGTTGGTGGGCAGACGCCTCAGATATCGATCAACATTACTGGTTTAAATCAGCCGACCGTTGAAGCAGAAGAAATACTGTACGATGTGACGGATGTAGAAGTAAAAGATTCGGACACCGAGTAATCGGCTTGAAACACGTCTCAGGTGCGTGCGTCCAAACACCTGACCTTTTCAAGAGGAATTACAAATGGAAAAGAAGTGTACTAAGTGTGGGGTATCAAAGCCCTTGTTTGATTTCTATGAACGACCTGAGACAAAAGACGGTAGGCGTACAGACTGTAAGGCTTGTTTTAGTTCCCGTTCTAAAAAGAAGTGGGACAACAAGACAAAAGATGAGCGGGATACGATTAACAGAAAGAATCGCTTAAAACACTATTACGGGTTGTCTGTTGAAGAATATCAACAAATGGTTGAAGAACAGGATCGAAAGTGTTACATTTGTGGGAATGAGGCCAACTATAACGGAAAGCCTCTATATGTGGATCATTGTCATGATAGTGGTAAGGTTAGAAAACTACTTTGCCAGCATTGCAACAGTGGGTTAGGAATGTTTAGGGACAATCCAGAACTGCTAATCAAAGCAGCGGATTACGTAAAGGGTCATCGTGGCTGAGCTGAATTTCGAATTGCTTAAATGGCAGAAAGAGGTCTTCAAAGACACCCATCGCTTCAAGGTAGTAGCAGCTGGTCGTCGCTGTGGTAAGAGTAGGTTATCTGCTGTTACCTTGCTCATAGAGGCTCTGAACTGTCCTGAAGGCTCAGCTGTGATGTACATAGCCCCTACCTTAGGACAAGCTAGAACGATTATGTGGGATCTTCTGAATGACTTAGGAAGACCTGTTATCAAGTCAGCTCACATCAACAACTTAGAGATAACGCTGATAAATGGAAGAAAGATACTTGTTCGAGGTGCTGATAATCCTGACTCTCTACGTGGTGTCTCGCTCACCTATGTCGTCCTAGACGAGTGCGCCTTTATTAAAGAGGACACATGGCAGAAGATCATTCGAGCTTCTCTGTCCGACAAGAAGGGTAGAGCTTTGTTCATCTCCACACCTAGTGGACGTAACTGGTTCTACGATGTCTTTAACTTAGGACAGCAGGGTACTGATGAGGAATGGTTAAGCTGGCACTACACGACTAGGGATAACGAGACTATCGACCCTAAAGAGATTGACGCAGCTGAGAGGACGCTAAGCTCCTTTGCATTTAAGCAGGAGTACTTGTCATCCTTTGACTCAGCTGGTGCTGACCTCTTCAGAGAAGAGTGGTTGAAATACAAGGATGAGCCTCAGTACGGTGACTTCGTGATAGCTATCGACTTAGCTGGCTTTGAGGATGTAGCTAAGAATGCTGGTGCAGCTAAGAAGCGCCTAGACGAATCAGCTATATCAATCGTTAAGGTTATGGAGAACGGTGATTGGTGGGTCAAGGACATCATTCACGGTCGGTGGGACATCAGAGAGACTGCCTCCAAGATCCTGTTAGCTGTGAAGGAACACCAACCCATTGCAGTAGGTATTGAGCGAGGGGCCTTGAAGAACGCTGTAGCTCCGTACCTAGAGGACTTGATGAGAAAGAACAACGTGTACTGTCATATCTCTGACTTGACACACGGGAACAAGAAGAAGACTGACAGGGTTGTCTGGGCTTTACAAGGTAGGTTTGAGCACGGTCGTATCTCTCTCAATAAAGATAAGAAGTGGAAGACATTCGAGGATCAGTACATGATGTTCCCTACTACTGGGGTGCATGATGACTTGATGGACTCACTGTCTTACATTGACCAATTGGCTGTCACTTCGTATAATACTGATTACGAAGATGATGATTACGAAGTTATGGATGTTATAGCTGGCTACTAAGCCGATAAGGAACTAAATGGAAGATATGAATAACTCAGCTGAGTTCGAAGATCCCAGTGAAGCTGACAAGGAGCTAGTAGCCTTTGTCACTGATCACTGTGATCGCTGGCGTGATTATCGTGACGCTAACTTCATGGATGCTTGGGAGGAGTACGAGCGTATCTTCCGTGGTCAGTGGGCTATGGAGGACAAGACTCGTGATTCCGAGCGCTCACGTATTATCTCCCCTGCTACACAGCAAGCAGTTGAGACTCGTCACGCTGAGATCATGGAAGCTATCTTCGGTCAGGGTGAGTACTTCGACATTGAGGACAACATCCAAGACGTTAACGGTCAAGCAATTGATGTAGAGATGCTCAAGGGTCAGCTGACTGAGGACTTCAACAAAGATAAGATCCGTAAGGCTATCGACCAGATCGAATTGATGGCTGAAATCTACGGTACAGGTATCGGTGAGATCATCGTTAAGATGGAGAAAGAGTACATACCCTCTACTCAACCTATCCCCGGCATCTCAGGTCAAGCAGCTATCGGTGTGGAGGAGAAGGATCGTGTATCCGTCAAGCTGAAGCCAGTTAACCCTAAGAACTTCCTGATTGACCCTAACGCTGAGTCCATTGAGGACGCTTTAGGTGTGGCAATTGAGAAGTACGTATCTATCCACAAGATCGTGGAGGGCATCGAGCGCGGTGTCTACAAGAAGGTTGACATTGGCTCATCTTACGAGGATGACTCTCTAGAGGCTACTCAGGAGATGAAGAACTTCCAAGACAACAAAGTCAAGCTAATGACTTACTACGGCTTGGTTCCTAAAGAGTACTTGGACGGTGTAGATGAGAATGAATACGAAGAGCTGTTCCCTGAAGGCTCAGAAGCTGATGAGTACTGTAATTTAGTTGAAGCTATCATTGTCATCGCTAATGACTCCATGCTCCTGAAAGCTGAAGCTAACCCTTACATGATGAAAGATCGTCCTGTAATGGCTTATCAGGATGATACTGTCCCCGGTCGTTTCCACGGTCGTGGCACTGTAGAGAAGGCTTACAACATGCAGAAGGCCATCGATGGTCAGTTGCGTGCTCACATGGACTCTCTAGCGCTCACAACAGCCCCTATGATTGCCATGGACGCTACAAGGCTCCCACGTGGTGCTAAGTTCGAGATTAAGCCCGGTAAAGCTATCCTGACCAACGGTAACCCAGCTGAAATCTTGTTCCCATTTAAGTTCGGTGCTACGGACGGTACAGCTGCTGCCTCAGCTCAGAACTTTGAGCGTATGCTTCTCCAAGCTACAGGCACTATTGACTCAGCTGGTCAGCCCTCTCAAGCCCCTCGTGACGCTGGTGGTAATGGCATGTCTATGGTGTTAGCTGGTATCATCAAGAAGTACAAGCGTACTCTGTCTAACTTCCAAGAGGACTTCCTGATCCCGTTTATCAAGAAAGCCGCCTTCCGTTACATGCAGTTCGATCCTGAGCGCTATCCCTCAGTTGACATGAACTTCGTACCTACAGCTACTCTAGGTATCATGGCTCGTGAGTATGAACAACAGCAATTCATTGGTCTGCTCCAGACTCTTGGCCCACAAACACCAGTGCTACCTTTGATTCTCAAGGGTATCTTGGGTAACAGCTCTCTATCCAATAAGAACGAACTCATTGCAGCTCTCGATAAGATGGGTCAACCTAATCCTCAAGCGCAGGAAATGGAACAAATGCAGCAGCAACTAGCTATCCAAGCTGCTCAGGCTCAGATTGCTGTTAACACTACTCAGGCTAAGCGCAACGAAGCTGAGGCTATGAACACTATGGTGGAAGCTCAGCTGAAGCCGCAGGAAGTACAAGCTAAAATTGTTGCATCCTCAACTAATAATCTCCCTGATAATGACGAAATGGCTAGCAGAGAGTTCGACAGGCGTGTTAAAATAGCTGACTTAATGTTAAAAGAAGCAGATATCAAGAATAAATCTAAGATTGTCGAGCTTCAAATGAGCCAAAGTAATAGAGAACAAAACAAAGCTGATAGTGAGTTCCTCAAAAGCTTAACTGAAGGTCTTAATAAATGAAATTAGAAGACTTGGAAACCAAATTAGGTATCGCTGACTTAGGCGAGGAGGAGAAGCTTGCTCTAGTTAAGGAAATCCAAGCTAATATTCCAGCTTTGAAGGCTGAACAACGTGTCCTAGAAGCTAAAACACAAGCTAATTTGGTAGTTGAGGCCATCAAAAAGATTAAGGAAGGCTTAGAAGCTCGTTTTGATGAGCTAAACGGCATCGTAGACGTTAAAGTACGTGATATTACAGCAGGTAAGGACGGATTAGACGGCAAGGATGGCAAGAACGGCAAAGATGGTAAGGACGGTATCAACGGTGTCTCCATCACAGGCCCTAGAGGTGAAGACGGTGAAGACGGTGTGGACGGAGTAGGTGTAGCTGACGCTAGAATTGACTTCGATGGCTCTTTGGTCATTGTTCTGACTAACGGCAAGGAAATTAACGCTGGTGACGTAGTTCCTCTCAATGTTACTGAGAAGTTAAAGATTGTAAAGAGCACATCAGGCACTGCTAACTCAGTTTTAGAGGCTATCGAGGCAATTAACACAGCAATAGTCTCTTATGGCACTATGGCAACTCAGAATGCCAACGCTGTAGCTATCACAGGCGGCACGATTAACGGGGCTACTGTCGGTGGAACAACCCCTGCTGCTGGTACTTTTACCACGTTAAGCGCATCATCTACTGTTAGCGGTACAGGATTTAGCACATATTTAGCATCTCCACCTGCCATTGGCGCTACAACCCCTGCTACTGGTACGTTTACTACGTTGATCGGTGGTGGCGATTCTGCTAACTACGGTCAGCTTACAGGCGGTGCTACAACTAAGGCTGTTGAGTTTAAATCTCTAGGCTCAGACACTAACGTAGCGTATGCGATTCGCTCCAAAGGCACAGGAGCTATTGACTTAGCGGCAGGTTCAAGCGGTGTGAACATCTCTAACGGCGGTACTGTTACTGCTATTACTAGGACTGCTGCGGGTAGCGGATACACAAGTTTCCCATCTGTTGCAATTTCAGCCCCGACAACGGCTGGAGGCGTTCAGGCAACTGCATCGTTTTTATTGGCGACTGTTGGGGCCACCATTGTGTCTGGTGGGACTGGATATACGGCTGGCGATGTTTTGACTGTAACTGGCGGTACAACAGGCTCAACACAACTTACTGTAAGCACTGTTTCGAGTGGTGTTATTACTGCCGTCACAATTACTTTAAACGCTGGTTATTCTGCTATTCCAACAAACCCAGTAAGCGTCACAGGCGGCACAGGTTCTGGTGCAACTTTTAATTTAACTTACGGCATTGCAAACGCCTCATTCACCATCACCAACGCTGGTTCAGGCTACGTAGAACAACCCACTGTGACGTTCTCAGGCGGTGGTGGCTCTGGTGCTGCTGCTTATGCTACGGTAGGGTCTGGAACGGTTATTAAGAGCATTGGCTCTACGATGTCGTTTGCCACAGCTGCTGGTGAATCACTTAGATTAACTGACGGAGGTTCTGGTTCTCAAGCATCGTATGAAAACCTAGTGACTACCACAGGAACAATTCAGTATTTGGCTGCTGGATCAAATACAACTGTTCAAAAACAGTACATTACAAAAGGCGCTGTTAACCACAATTTTGCAACAAATACTGTTTCAACAAACGTTCAATTTGTTGTATCCCACACAGCCTCTGCTGTTAACTATTTGCAGGTGACGGGGGCAGCCACTAACAACGCATTAGAAATATCATCTCAAGGTAGTGATGCTTCTGTTTCCATGCAATACAGCGCAAAAAACGCAGGAAACCACATCTTTAGACAAGCTGGAGGAACTAATTTTAGGGTTAACTACAGCGTAATTACAGCAGTAAATAACTTGGCAGTAACAGGTTCATTGGCTGGAAGTTCCCCCAGTTTATTTAGCCAAGGCACAGACACAGACGTTTCATTGTCTTTAGTCCCCAAAGGTCTTGGCATTGTTCTGATGAACCAACAGACCCCCACTGCTGTTACCGCAACGGGAACATTAACCATTGCCAACCTGCTGACTCAAATCATTACATCAACATCGGCAACGGCGGTAGCGTTAACTTTGCCAACAGGTACTCTGTCTGATGCTGGTGTATCAGGCGGCACAAGCGCAGTAAATACCAGCTTTGACTGGTCAATTATCAACACAGGTTCTGCGGTAGGTGATGTAACTTTGGTAGCGGGAACGGCTCATACAATCGTAGGGTCTGCAACTGTTGCCGTGGGTACATCGGGTAAATTCAGAAGCAGAAAAACAGCAACCAACACATTTGTAACTTATAGGGTATAAAAATGGCTTTAATCAAATCAATCATGACCGACTATGGCGTACCCGCAAATTACTGGAACATTGGAGCAGTCCAAGAAGACTTCAAAGGCCAAGGCACAGAAGTGACCTTCTATGGCTACGCATCCAAGGAAGCCCGTGAAGCAGGTAAACAGCCTCTAAGCGCAGGTAAAGTGCAGATCGCTGGTGACGAATACGTTGCTGGTGCTGACCGCCAAGCCCTATATGCAATTATTAAATTAAAGCCTGAGTTTGAAGGCGCGGAAGACGCTTAAACAACAACAACAATAACA